TTTCTCCAACTACCGAAGCCGTGGGGTGAAGAATGAACGACCAATTCTATGACGTTGTAGACCCTGAAGGCACTGTCGTGGAAACGGCTGAGCAGCAACGTGCCGAAGCAATTGAGCACAAAGTAGCTCCGGTCGTACACACACCCGAGCAGCTACAAGCAATGGTCAGACGTTGGAATAAAGAGAACGTTACTGTGAAACTTCCGCGAGTCCTAGGTGTAGCTGGGTGCGGCCATAGACTAGACTTAAGCAGGCAACCAAGGCACAAAGGCTGTGAAAGTTGCTGGTTTTCGTGGTTTAACGCGCACGGTGAGATTGTACAGCAATGTGACGAAATGTTCACTAACGGTAATGCATCTATGATTGTTGAATTACAGGGAGTAAAGTTTCTGCACCGATGGTTACAATTCATGGCAACAGTAGCACAGTGGAAAACGCAACAGGAGACAAATGAGCAAACTAGCGAGTCTAGCGGAAGCGCTGGACAACCCGGAGACGAAGAAGGACTCCAAATCTTCGACACAACCGGTGACGAAGAAGGATAAATTTGAAGTACTAGCAGAACTAAACGTTAAACTGAACAAACAGTTTAACGTTGATGTTTCGCTTGTAAGTCTTGGTAAGAAGGTTGGTGTAAAGATACCAAGTATCAGCACCAACCTACCTACTTTAGATGATGAGATTCTTCAGTGTGGGGGGGTTCCACGCGGGCGGATTATTGAAGTTTTCGGTCCTGAGTCATCGGGCAAGACTACATTAGCGTTACACATTGTTGCCTGTGAGCAAGCGGCTACCGATAATCTTGCAGCTTTTGTAGATGCCGAACACGCTTTGGACCCGAACTATGCAGCTAAGCTAGGAGTTAATGTAAACGAGTTGCTGATATCTCAGCCGGACAGCGGGGAACAGGCGCTTGAGACTGTGGATCAATTAATTGACTCCGGGGCTGTGAGCCTCATTGTGATCGATTCTGTAGCCGCTCTGGTTCCTCAAGCCGAGCTAGACGGAGAAATGGGTGATTCTAATATGGGTCTTCAGGCGCGGTTGATGTCACAGGGTATGCGTAAACTTCGCGGTAAGGCTCAAACTAAAGGAGTGACACTTATCTTTATCAATCAACTTAGAGAGAAGATTGGTGTAATGTTTGGTAGTCCTGAAGTTACTACGGGCGGTAAAGCTCTGAAGTTCTACGCAACGGTTCGCTTAGATGTTCGTCGTAGAGAGATTATTGGTGACAAGGAACGTCCTATCGGGCATAAGATGGAAATCAAGGCTGTTAAGAATAAAGTGGGTTCGCCCATGCGTGCTGGAAGGTTTGATCTGATCTATGGACAAGGACTTGATACTGCCGCCGACCTGATCACCTGTGCTCTTGCAGCCGGGGTTGTAGAAAAAACAGGAGCATGGTATAGTTTTGCTGGAGAAAGAATTGGACAGGGGTTGACAAACGCGGGAGATTGTGTTAGAGTTAATCCAGAATTGAAAGCGGCTATTGCAAAAGCACTAGCCACCAAGAAAGGAACAGCATGAAGATCGAGATTACACCGAGTGCAGGAGATGCAGGCATTAATCCCTCCGATATGCCACAAGGCTCTATCGGTCTTGTAAGTAATAGTGTGGAGAATCCGTCACCGCTCTACTTGATTCGAACGGAGTCAAACGGTGATGAGTTTATCAAAGTTTGGCACAATTCAAATGCGATAGAATCTATTTCACCGAGTGACGCTGACAGCTACTTTGCAGGAAGGATTAGTCTTTTACCGAAAGGAACAAAGATTACTATCACACTATGAGCAAATTCAAAGGCAAGGCCAAGAAGAAACTAGCCCCTGTAATCCGGGCACATGCGCGAGTCTTCAACTACACGTCTGTTTGTTGTGAGGCTCCGGGCAAGAAACCACCGGTCCAACGTGACCCTGCCGACATCGCTGAGAACAAATACAGCGAATGCCATCTAGGTCGTTGGCACTGCACGAAGTGCGGGCGCAACTGCAAAGTAACACGTACCAGAATCAAGGAGACGGATGGAGCCGCAACAGTCACAACTGCCAGCCCCGAAGGAGCCTAGTCTCGATGACGTTGGGACTCGCTATGACCACCTGAGAGAGCACTATGAAGCTCTCATGGAAGTGTGTGGTAGTCTACTCAGGCGACCGGCACTGTCCGTTGAAGATAAGCAACGTCTTATCAAACTGACCATAGCATCTGAAGTAGTTAAAGGCACATTAGACGCATGGATGGGACTGAGCACGACTAACGTGGACTATATGATGTATCGGATGCTGAAGACGGTCCCAAAGAATGCGGACGATATACCAAGTGAGAGGGGAACACCGCTATGCTGAGAGAGGTTGGAAGGATCATTATTTACAAGAAGGATGATGCTGTAAGGTTGGTTGTAGATACAGCAGGAGAAGTGGGATTTAATCAACACGACCAGCTTGACGGTAACGGCGAATCATTTTATGACGCCTTGGAAAGCCTTTTAGAAGAAGTGGAGACTGTTAATGGGCGCTAAACCGCTAGTTATTTATCACGGAAACTGCCAAGACGGATTCACCGCAGCTTGGGCCATTTGGAAGGTCCATCCTGATTGGGAATTCTACCCGGCTAAGCATGGCGATCCTCCCCCAGATGTAACAGGACGTGTTGTTTACATGGTGGACTTTAGCTATAAACAACCTGTAATTGAAGAGATGTTGACCAAAGCCGAGAAAATCGTTATCCTTGACCATCACAAAACGGCGATGAACGATTTGAATAGTCTTGCGATCATTTATCCACCGGACGAACTTGAAGTATGGTTTGATATGGAGAAATCTGGTGCAAGGTTGGCATGGGAATATTTTCATCCAGAAAAAGATATTCCACAACTTGTCCTTTACGTTGAAGATCGTGATTTATGGCGCTTCAAGCGTGGGGATACAAAAGCCATAACAGCATATCTTTTCGCACAGGATTATGACTTTTCTGGATGGACTGTGTTCGCTGATTATATTGAAGAAACACTTTCACAGCATGACGAATGTGTTACAGCGGGACAGGCGATTCTTGATGCGAAGGCGAAGGACACTCTAGAACTGTTAGCCAACAAGTTCCGCTACGTTATCGGCGGGCATGAAGTATGGACAGTAAACCTACCATACACATTCTCAAGTGATGCAGGAAACATCTTAGCTAAAGGTGAGCCGTTTGGGTCAACTTATTACTATGACGGTGAGGGTTATGTGTTTAGTCTACGCTCAGATGAGAACGGGTTAGATGTATCAGAAATTGCAAAGCAGTATGGGGGCGGCGGTCATAAACACGCGGCAGGATTCAAATTAAAATCCTTTTTTGTGTTAATTGATCCTGCCAAAGTCGATAATAACATTGAAATAACGACAGGAGTGTAATGGACTTTAACGAATATCAAAGAGCCGCAATCGAACATGCGGTATATCCGAACAAGGGTCAAAACCTAATTTATCCGGCGCTAGGACTGGCCGGGGAATCTGGGGAAACAGTTGACAAGATCAAGAAGTACTGGCGAAATCATGGTGCTACCAAGCTGACTGATTTAACCCATGAACAACGCAAGGCTCTCTTAGCAGAAATTGGAGACGTATTGTGGTATGTATCGGCATTATCGTTTGAGCTTGGGTGCCCGCTTGAGATTGTGGCAATGGACAACATTGCGAAGCTCAACGACCGCGTGGCTAGAAACGTAATAAAAGGTGAAGGGGACAACAGATGACAGAATCTATCGTATGTCCTAGATGTAACTGTCCATGAGACTTGCATACTGAAGATTCCATTGAGCGTATGTTGATGTTATGCCCAGAGGGTGCTTTAGATAGCAACGGAAAATTCACGCCGGTATGTAAATCGTGTGGCCGTAACTATCCGGCATCGCATGAGTATGATTGCCCAGAGGCGCAAGAATAATTCACCTTGACAAACCCGCTCGACTCGCGTATACTATACGCAGAAAGGTAAAGAATGCATATCGTAACTAGTGGTAATTTTTGGCTGCAATATAAAGCTTTCACATTCTCGGGGGGAGAAGTCAGTGTTAAACTGGACCCGAAAATGACAAGCTTTATGTATCAAAGTCCCCTACCGTTTTATATTAAAGCACACCTTACCACTGCCGGACATATCATGGAACTGTGTATGCTCACTGATGCTCTTAGACGGGAGTTTGGTGACATGGATATACATCTTGAATGTCCTTATCTTCCTTATGCGCGGCAGGACCGTGTTTGCGCTCCGGGTGAATCCCTTTCTCTAAAAGTCTTCTGTGACATTCTAAACTCCCTCAATTTCAAGACCGTTACTGTAGCCGATGTACACAGCGATGTGGCCTTGGCTCTACTGGACCGTGTGACTAATGTCCCGGTCGAACGGCTTATCGGACGTACCATTCCAGAACTTTATACACAAGCGGTTAGGCCAATTGTAGTAGCACCGGATGCCGGATCGATTAAGAAGGTGCTAAAGGTTGCACAGAAGTATGATACAGAAATGGTTCGTGCTGACAAGATCAGGGATGTGAATACCGGGGCCATTACCGAGACCGTAGTCTACACCGAGAATAGCAATAGAGACTTTCTAGTTGTTGATGACATCTGCGATGGGGGTAAGACTTTCATTGAGTTGGCGAAAGTACTTAACGAAAAAACTACTGGTAAATTGTCCCTGTACGTTACACACGGAATTTTCTCAAAGGGATTAGAGCCGTTAGAGGAATGGTATGATAGTGTGCATTGCGCCTTTCCATTCCCCGGCATTCCACTTCGCAGCATCGGAGGATTAGGAGGAGTATGAACATTTTCCCACTTCATGCCACTGACTTTTACAAGACAGGGCACTACGCGCAGTATCCCGAGAATACGGAATTCGTCTACTCAAACTTCACTTGCCGGTCGGATAGGTATTTGACGAGGGCAGTTGTGAATTCTCTGGATCACAAAGTTGTGATGTTTGGTTTGCAGTATGTCATCAAGAGTCTGCTCATCGACATCTGGAATAAGAATTTCTTTAAGCGTCCCGAAGAGGAAGTCGTTGCACGTTACCAGCGGCGTATGGACTTGGCTCTTGGGGCAGAGGCCGTTGACACCGATCATATCCGCGAGTTGCACAAACTTGGATACCTGCCCATTCGCATCAAGGCAATCCCTGAAGGCTCTCGTGTTAACATTCGTGTACCGTTATTTACGATCACGAACACGGTATCTGGTTTCGGATGGCTTACCAATTATCTCGAAACATCTATCTCAGCCGAACTCTGGCAGATAGTTACGTCCGCAACCACGGCGTATGAATACCGCAAACTTTTTGACCACTATGCGGACATTACGGGCGGTGATAAGACATTCGTTCCGTGGCAAGGTCATGACTTCTCCGCACGTGGTATGGTTGGGCTTGAAGGCGGGGCCGCATCCGGGGCTGGTCATCTTATGAGTTTCACAGGCACCGATACAATACTAGCACTGGACTTCCTTGAACAGTACTATCTCGGAGAGGCAGACTTTCTTGGAGGAAGCGTTCCGGCTACTGAGCACTCAGTGATGTGCATGGGCGGTAGGGATGATGAGATTGGAACGTTCAAGCGGTTGATTACTGAAGTTTATCCCAAAGGAATTGTCAGCATCGTATCTGATACGTGGGACTTCTGGGATGTGATTAGGAAGTTCACGAGGGTGCTACGTAAGGAGATTTTGGCCCGTGATGGTAAGGTAGTCTTCCGTCCTGATTCTGGCGATCCTGTCAAGATCATCGTAGGTGACCCATTGGCACCACCGGACAGTCCGGCGTTTAGAGGGGCAGTAGAATGCCTTTGGGATGAATTTGGCGGAACGTTAACCAAGAGCGGCTACAAGCAATTGGACTCACACGTGGGCCTGATTTATGGGGATAGTATCTCGATTGAACGGGCAGAGGCCATTCTAGAAGGACTGAAAAAGAAAGGATTCGCTTCAACCAACATTGTGTTGGGTATCGGAAGCTACACATACCAGCACGTAACTCGTGACACCCTTGGGACCGCAATCAAGGCAACGTGGGGACAGGTTGCCGGGGAAGCACGCGATCTGTTCAAGCAGCCGAAGACAGATGACGGGATGAAGAACTCTGCTTGCGGTTTGCTGCGAGTTGAACGGGAACATGGGAACTATGTGCTGTATGACAAACAGACTCCCGAGCAAGAACAAAAAGGACGCTTGACAACTGTCTTCGAAGATGGTAGACTGGTCTTGAATCAATCCGTAGCAGAAATTCGGACACGACTTTTGGAAGGATAACGGCTCTGTAGCTCAACTGGATAGAGCACCGGCCTTCTAAGCCGGGGGTTGCAGGTTCGAGTCCTGCCGGGGCCACCACAAAACGAAAGGAATACAATGAGCGACACAGTCTTTTTTCAAAACAACGAGTACTTCATGGTGGGCAAAGACAATCCTGCCCGACGCCATGAAAAGCTACCAGTGGCGACCTATCTGTTGAAGTGTAACCCCATGCAGGGTTATTTCTTCGAAGTCACTGACAACTTCGAATTGCCAAAGAAGCTATACGGCGATTTGAAAAAGAAAGCAGTCAAGATTCTCAACACATTTGCTGCACGCCCTAGCACAACAGGTGTTCATCTAAGCGGTGAGAAGGGAAGCGGTAAGACACTGCTCACGAAGCTTATCAGCACCATTGGGCGTGAACGCGGACTGCCGACAGTGATTGTGAACTTCCCGGCAGGGGGTGATGACTTCAACATGTTCCTTCAATCCATTGATCAGCCTATTATTCTTCTGTTCGATGAATTCGAGAAGGTCTACGACGGGGACGGGCAGCAACAGTTATTGACGTTACTGGATGGCCTGTTCTCAACGAAGAAGTTGTTCCTGCTGACTTCGAATAATTACTCGAAGATCAATGACAACATGAAGAACCGTCCGGGTCGGATTTACTATCACTTGGAGTTTGATGGATTAGATCACGACTTCATTCAGGAGTACGGTGAGGACAATCTCAAGAACAAAGAGCATCTGTCCAATCTTGGTGTTCTTGCGGGATTCATCCAGCCGATGAACTTCGATATGCTTCAAGCTATTATCGAAGAGTGCAATCGGTACGGCGAGACGCCGATGGACACCTTGTCGATGCTCAATGTGAAAGCTCATGGTATGCTTGATACGTATCTGTACGAACTCAAAGTACCGGGCAAAGTTATTACACAAGATGAGGATGAAATCAGAGTAAACCCTTTGCGTGATATTAATATCGAGTACTACTACAAGTTAGTAGGAAAGGATAAGACCAAAAAGGACAGAGAAGCTTCACCCGATTACACTTCTGTAGACTTCAGTCCACGCGAACTAGTAACGATGGACGGGATTGCAGGAGTGTATGAATACAAGAAAAGTGACGGCACAGTACTCACACTCAGGCGTAAGCCCTACGAGGCAACTGGACTCGCGCAAGTTAAGCACTTACTGTAATCGTAAATTAGACACAAAAAAGAGGCCGGGTTTTAATCCGGCCTTTTCTTTGGGATTTACGTACTTGACTCCCGTTTCACTTCAAGCTCTTTGCATTCGGCAAAATGACGCGCCCACCGAAGAAACGAAGGAATCATAACCGACCTTCGGCTCCCCCGCTCAGTTTCGTACATCCCTTACGAACTGTCTTAGGCAAAGCGAATTGAGAGTGCATTCCATAACGGTGCCATTGTTCATAATGATTGGCACAGAACCCGCGTGCCCTGTGCCTGTTCTCACAATCTCGCAAAACACACTTACGCATTACAAGTCCCCCCGGCCTTGGTCCAATCACAAATATCCTGAGACTCTACAAAAATCTGTCCTTTGTGTTTCATAGCTGTAGCAAACGAAACCCGTGTCAATGGCTGACCAGACCGTGCTCCATCTGGGTAGCACGTAATTCCACGAAGGTTTGGTAAATACTTCATGAGCATGTTACCGAAGTCTTCTACCTTGTCTTCGTTGTTGGTTGCAGTTCCCCAAGCTGGTAGATTAATGGTCGATGAGATTCCGTGATCGACGTAACGTTGTAGCCATGCTTGAAAAACAATTCTTCGTTCGGGGTCAATGGAGTAGGCGTCTTCGATTGATTCAGGACTGATGCCAGTCTCTTCAACAAGTCGCTTTGCAATTGACTCAACAACGTACTGGTGTTCCCAAGTTCGTCCATTTAGATATCTACGTTTGAATGCGACACAGAAGACGGGTTCGCAACCCGTGGTAGTTTCTGCGGCAATTCCGATGGTCCCTGTAGGTGCTATGGCTCGTGTCTTGACACTCTTAGATAGGTTCCACTTGTCTTCCCATTGGTGGGCGATGCGGGTGCTTTGTTCATAAATCTCCATGTACTGCTTTAGGTCATCATCTGGACCGTATTGTTTACCGTGCTTGAGTAACCATTCGTGGATACCCATCAAACCTAATCCAAGGCGGCGATTCTCTTCTCGAACTGTGCGGACTTTGTTATAAGGGACATCTGAGTATTCAGTACCAGCGACCAAAAGTGCGGTACCAACTTCAACACAAATTCGCATATCTTCGTAGCTATTAATCCTAGCAAGATTAATGGATAAAAGATTGCATATATCAGAATCCGTATCACTAGTAACTTCAGTGCAAGCATTCCGTAATGTTTCACCCTCGTTTTCCTCTGTGTCTATACTGAAACCCGGCTCACCGGTCTTTAACATCTGCCTAACCGTTTGCCAGTAAACCCTGTGCGACCAATCGTGTTTCGGGTGGTGCGTATCATTATACGCTTTGAAGAATTCGCCGTCAAGTCTTACGGATACGTTCGTACCGTCCATTGGGGCCGGGAAGTTGAAGTCTTTGGCCTTGAGTGCTCGAACTTCAGGCGACCAGTTCTTGATCCCGATGAAGGTAAAGATGTCCGGGTGATCCCATCCCAGACCAGCCCAAATAGCCGATCTACGACTCCCACCCTGCATAATGAACCTTCCTGCTTCATTGACCATCTGCATTAGCGCTGTGGGGCCTGTTGCTTGGCCTCCAGTTCGCTTTATAAGCGCCCCGGCCTCGCGGACAGGTGAATACTCGATTCCGATGCCAGCACCGCTCATAAGGGCCATGGAAGCGTTTCTCATGATATCTGACCAGCCTTCCCTAGAATCTTCTGCCCTCATGAGTAGGCAGTTCTGAACCTGATGGTAATCTCGACCGGCTGCATACAGGTATCGTCCTCCGGGTATGATTTGACGAATAGCTATTCTATAGGTTAATTCGTCTATTAGTTCCTGTGATGCTGGAACACTTGCTAGTACGTTTTGTGCAACTCTCTTTGATATTTCTAACCACGATTGTCGATCTTGTTGTGTTGGAAACTGACTATATTTGTTATTGATAACCGTTGTTGCTAGTGATCCAAATTCTAATAGTTTGGGGTCGATTGCCCGATTCATCTTTCTCCGTATTGTTTACTGATATGCCTAGAGACAGGAAAAGCAGGGTAACCCGGAAGTGGATTACCCTGCTGTGGTGCTATGGCTGTATTGGCACCCTGTCAAGTTTACTGCTTCAAAAATAGTGCTACTTCGGCTGCACGTCTACGAACTAATCCGGGAATTACCTTACCCCCGGCTTCATTGTATAGCAGCATGTGTTGTGATGCTTCTGCGTAGTTCTGTGCGTTTAGTAACCGAAGAACTGACGAGTGCAGTAACGTATTCACGCCAAGATTGTAAGTCCAACTCACGAGGGCATCAAATTGATTCTGTGTAAGAGGAACTTTTACCAGCGCAGTAACGCCGTGAATTGCCCCGGCTGCATCCTGTCTAAACAATGCGTAGGCTTCATCTTTCGTAATGACCTTATCGGTCGGAAGGATACAACTCTTTCGAATCAAGTGCCCGATACCTACAGTTGCGAAACCTGCTACATCATTATAAGGCGCTAACGCACAACCTTCGAATGAAACGATTAGATCGATACCGTTATTACTTAGTTCCATGATACTCCTAAATTTGGCATACTCACGAGGATTCGAACCCCGACCGCAGCGTTTTGGAGACGCGCATCATAGCCGTTAGACCATGAGTATGTGGAGCACCGGGACGGACTTGAACCGCCAAATGACGCATTACAGGTGCGTTGCTGTGCCATTGAGCCACCGATGCTTAAAACGATTTTCCTTCTTTGTAGCGTTGCCGTCTATAGAATCATCCATTACCTTTATTTTTGCCCTTATAAAAGGGAATTATATACTTGACTTCCATCCACCGCTTTGCCTGGGCCTCCGCTTCCGGGCTCGGAAAGGAAATCAACAAGAGATTGTTCTGTTGCTCGATCATCGGGGTTCATCTCCGCGCCTCAGCTTGCCGCATCAGTGAATTTCTCAACGCGCGCTCCTGCAACCACGCACCTGCCTCCGCCAACTCTCGCATATCAACATCGGCCTTAGCCTTTCCATCTGGTGTCGCGAAGCAGTCATCGCACATTCCAGTCTTTGTGTAAGTCGTCATTCGCTCATCATAATTGTCCGTACAAATGACGCCCCCACACACCTCGCATTGCGGCTCATGCGCAATCACGTAACGATGACCTGAATCTGTCTTGCCCCAAAAAGTAAGCGATTCTCTAAATTCTAAATGCACATCTTCCTCCTAAATCCAATCCAGCCTGTTGACTTTTTTCTGCGCTTTCTCAAACTTGATCCGTCGCGCGATGCGGTCGTTGCCGGTCATCATCACGACGCCGCCAACCGTCACAGTTGGGTCCTTCAGCCACTCGGGCATTCGCCCGCGCTCGGATTGAAAGCCGGCAGTTTCGATTTCTCCTTGCCATAGGTAGATGGAGCGGAATAAGAGATTCGAACTCTTTCCTGTTGGGTGGAAGCCAAAGATGCTACCGTTAAACACCAATCCCGCTTTCTGACTCTTCTTAGGCGCTACAACTAACGCGCCGTTACAACCGGCTTGACCAAAACAATAGAACCCGCTCTTGCCGTCCTGCGCCCTACGTCCACAATTAGGACGCTGCGTGTATTTCATGTTCCTCCAATCTTGGCTCCCGCGTAGAGAATCGAACTCCAGCCTGTAGGGTCAAAGCCTACGGTCCTACCATTAAACGAAACGGGAACTATTCATCTAACAAGTCAACTGCTAACTTTGCCGCAATCGCTATACATGCATATATCCCGATGATAGCTAAAGTCACGGCACTCCTAAACTTTTGGTGGACCCGACAGGGCTTGAACCTGCGACCCGTTGCTTGCAAAGCAACCGCTCTCCCAACTGAGCTACAGGCCCACTTTTACAATGATACCCGAGATAAATCCCGAAACGTATCCAATACCAAACCATTTCAATTTGCTCTTATTATCGTTCGCCTTCAGAGCATTAATACTTGCTGTACAACTCTTATCCTGATCTGTCAATTGCAACTGCAATCCGGCAACAGTAAGCTTGCCACTATTGATTAGTGCGTTGGCATCATTTACGTCAGTCTGCAAACCAGCTTCCTCTGTTGTAACATCTTTTAGGTTCTGTGTCAAGACCGGTACCTGCTCAAGCTGTTCAACAGTCGCTATAGCTGCATCATTAGTTACTGCATATCCATTAGCTGCTGTTTCCACGCCCGTATTGTTTACCAAGCCCTGCCATCTTGTTGCCAACTGTGATGGAGGAAGTGCTGCATCCTTCTGCTGCTGTACAATGACCGTCTGATTCCGACTGGCTATAGCTGCTGTCAATGTTGCGTTCTGCTTTGTAGACGCAGCCAATGCAGTTTCGTAATCAGCTAATTGCGCCTTCGCTTGGGCCAACTCCGAGGCGACTTCGGCGGCTTGCGTACTTAATACGCTACTAGCTTGTTGCGACTTATGGCTCTCATAGCTAGATGCTAGTGAGAAACCTTTGTCAACAATGAAGTACGCGAGTAACAGGCTCATGAATATGATTACCAATCGCTCGTGTTTTTGTAACCAAGTAAGGCTACTTGCGCTTGCCGTTGAGGTTGTTGTCGCGCTGGATGCTTCCGACATCTTCCTTCTCCTTCTTTTCGGTCACTGGCGGAAACCATGAACGCCCGCCCCATGCTTCAAAAATCGACCATGCGTTGTTTTTATTGTCGTCTTCTGGTTTGCTCATGTTACCTCTTTTTCTTAGCTTTCTTAGGTAATTTCTTACCTTTACTTGCTGCATTCCATTCGTTTACATTAACACCTTTCTTCTCAAGTTTCTTCTTGTTAATGTTAAAGAACGCTGCTTGCGCTTTGCTCTTGTACGGCAATTTGTTCCTCCTTCGCCCGATCCGCTTCAATTTCTAGTTGAAGAATTGCAAGTGCTCTCCACACCATCTTTGCTGAGTGACGTTGCCCGTCTGTGTCGATGTTACCTGATTCCATCAAATGACGGAGTAGAGTATCTTCTTGGTCTGTTGACTTCTCCCGTGACCAATGCAAAGGTTCGCCGGGGTTATGCTGCTCATTTCCAGCCCATGATACTTTTGCAACTTCTGTTAAAGCGTCTGGGAAGTACTTCATCACACCTGAAAAAATCGGAATCTTTTTCCGTTCTTTCGGGTCCGTTGGTAGTTTTACTCCTGTGCCCATTATCCTTTCCTCTTAAAGATATCGTTGCGTGTAAATGTCTGTTCTCTGTTTTCCTGCTTGGCTTTGATAGGACCGCTCCACCAAATCCTAGTCCACCAGTTCATGTGGACAATTCGTACTTTGGTGATGTCTCGATAGAGAAGTCGGTATACTCCCGACGCCTCCTCGAAATAGTCACCGACTTCGTATTCACAAAATGGCAAGCTGTGGTTAATTTCCAACGGCCAAGCCTTAGCCATCAAGTCATGAATCAACATTAGTCAAGCTCCGTGTGAATGAATTCTGCGATGCGTCCCTGTTCGTTGTTCCAAACAATTGCCTCTGCTTGACGCAGGTTACCTACAAAGTGTTCCGCAGAATGCCATGCATCTGGTGGGCACAATGCTGCGAAGGTTCTCACGCGGACTCCAAACTTTTCATCAACTTTCAGACCGTGTGTGTGTCCGATGTGAATCTCACGGAATAACGTTTCTCCAAAGTCCTGTGAACGTTCTGTAGCCATCCACAATCCGTAGTCTGCCTTCTTACCTTTATCACCGTGGCAGAATCCTAGCAACACCTTACCCCATCTGTAAAACTTATGTGGACTAGGTGAATTGTCAATTTCTACGTCCACGTAATTATGGAAATAGCATTCCAATGAATCGCCAAGCGTGAATGTTGATTGCGTATCGTGGTTACCGGGAATAACTTTCACAACGACAGTATTACAATACATACGGCACTTTTCAATCGCTCTGCACAGCATTTCACGAACCGCTTTATAGGTCTTCTGATAGCGTGTGTCGCTGTTGACAAGAGTGCCCTTTGTCGTCTGACTGTTATAATCATCGGAATTCAAAAGGTCGTTTCCGACACCTAGCACAATTTCATCAAACAGATAACCAGATACCGTAGCACGCCCCAACAAATTTGCCAACGCCCTTTCATAGACTGCGATAGCGGTAGGAGTGTCGTAGTCCTGATGACCCGTCTCCTTACCCCAAGCAAACTTTCCGGCATGAAGGTCCGGGATAAGTAACTCTAGGCTATTCCCACTTCTCAAATACGACTTGCCTACAACGATGGGCCAGTGTGCTGATTCTTTCGCCAAGGTCTTCAAGTCTTCAATCTCTTGACGTGCATCCACGATTTCTTGCTTCTTGACAAGAGTAGCCTTGACCTGATATAGTGGTTTCGATAATGCTGTACGGTCAGTCTTTGGACCGGTCGTATAGCCCATTTCCCATTTGTTTACAATAAAGCGCTCGACTCTCCAAATAGACAAGTCAACTTCACAGTACTCAAGCAACTCTGGTAGGGTGTGAATAGTAGTTTTATCTAAGACGATTTCACCAGTCGTGTCAGTAAAGATATACTTTGCTGCCTCACTTGGTGCCGTCTGACCTACCGCTGCTTCCACAAAGTCCTTGAACGTTGGAAAGAACTTGCTCCACGTGCCTTCAGAGAAAGACCCTTGCTTTCTGTAGAAGTCTCTAGTGACTTTACTATATTGCCCAATAAGGGCTTTCATATCCGTAATCAACGCTTCTTTCGAAGGCGTATTGTTTACACTCGGATCACTCATTTACCTCCGGGTTGTTTCGACTTAATACCATTCTATCACGGTTTGGGTCTGTTGTCAAGCTATCCTTTCGATTTTCTTTTCACTTGTTTCTTGGCGCGTATCGGCACCGGTTGAAATTGGTTCTGTTGATTCTGCATCATAAGAAGTGTCGGAGCGTAAAATGTTCTAAAATCTTGTCTCTGTTCGGATAAAGCCGCTGTGATGGCCGTTGTCTGATCCTTAACATCATTACGTAATGCTGTAATGTGAGTATCCATGCTCTTTTTCAATTCAACTACGTTGTCATCAATACTGGTAAACTTGTTCTTGATCCACATAATCACTTTTATGACTCCTGCTGCGAAGCCGACCGCGCCGGTTACAGCACCTAGTATCTTTCCTGCAAGCATTAATGTAGCCCAACTAATAGGGTCCATAAATCTCCTTATCTGTAGAATCTAAAACTGTTCATGTCACCTATACAGGGGTGCTTTTCCTTTTCATCTAGAATATGTGTCTGAAACCATTCGCTAATTGGTGCAGCCGTGTCACAAAAATAGAGAGCGCCCTTTGAGTAACTACTTGAGCTATCAAAAACGCTCTCAACTTCGTGTAATAGTCTAATGAATTCTGGTCCCCAGATTTGTGGAACTTCGGTATCAGGTAACGGGTTAGCGGCAGTTTGTGGAAACTTGTTTATTACATCTGCAACATTTCCCCATCCAGCGCGTACACGGTTCATAATTGTGTCCATGATAATACAAGAGGCTAAATGCCCTCCATATTTCTTACCATGTGTCCAACCGAATGTTACGAGTTGCGCCTTTTGCCAGTCATCTTGCCTAAGTATATAGTTACCCTCCAGTTATACCGCGTTTTCGATCCCAAGCTGCTTGAATTCCTGCAATTCTTTTTGTCTTATTCTCAGGGGTTTCATTTATCATTGCT